TCGAGCAGCCGCGCCACTCGATCGAGGTGGGGACGACGAATAATCACGAGTACATGCAGTCGCAGACCGGCAACCGGCGCTTTTGGCCGATGCGACTGGAGCGGCGGATAGACTTGGGCGCCTTGCGCGCCGCGCGGCTGCAGCTGTGGGGCGAGGCCGCCGCGGCGGATAGTGCCGGGGAGAGCCTGGTGCTCGACGAGGCGCTGTGGGGTGTCGCCGCGATCGAACAAGAGGCGCGCCGGGTGCGCGACCCATGGGAGGAGGCGTTGGCGAACCTGTCGCCGGTCGGTGCGCGCGACAGCGTATTGGCCGGCGTCGGGATGGTCGGGTTTGGTATTGTACAAGTTGTAGGAGATGAGTGGCGGGTTGCAACAAAGGACATCTTCCAGATCGCACTGGGCATGCCGGCGCACATGTTGGACGACCGACACACCAAGCGGCTGGCGAACGCGATGAAGGCGCTTGGATGGTCGGCTGGGCTGCTCAGGCTGGAGGCCGGCGTGGTGCGAGGGTATCACCGTAAGGTCGCTGGTATATGAGCACCGTTTGTAACACCTGTAACACGTTACAAGGCGTTACAAGCTTTGCTCCCGTTTGTACTTTCAACAGTCTTACCCTCTATTATGGTGTTACAGGTGTTACAACATTGAAAAGGAAGGATAAAAAGGTGTTACAGCAGGTGTTACAGAGGTGTTACAAGGCGTTACACATCGCCGCTGCGCTATGCACGACCGTGAGTACCGTTGGCGCCGCGGACAAGATCCAGGACCGACATCCGGCCATGGTGGCGCAGGCCAAGGATACAACCGTGCACACGTTCGAGGAGCGATGGGCGCCGGTGCGCGGGCTGCTGTACCGGCAGCAGCTCGGCCACGAGATGCTGGTACCACCGGCTCCGCCACCGCCCCTGCGCGCGCCGCCGGCGATGGCAGCGGCTCCAATACCGGTCGCGGCGGACCCGGTGCGCGAGCAGCCGGTCAAAACGGTACGGGTGACGATCCGCAAACCAGACCGGGAGACGTGCCTGCGTCACGGCCTTCGGACGGTGTGGAGCGGAGCAAGCTGGAGGTGCAGACGGTGAACAACGGGTTTACGGAACGACTGGAGCGGGCGCTGTCGACGGCGCCGATGCCGCCAGCGCCAAACGACACGTGGGAGCACAAGCTGGAGGCGGGCCTGCGCGCGGCGCAGCAGGTCGAGCGCGAGCGCGACCAGGCGGCCAAGGCACTGGCGGATTGTCGTACCGAGCTGCGCGGCGTGCAGGCCGAGCACGACGCGCTGCGGCTGGCGCACGCCAGGCTGCAGACCGAGGTCGAGCAGTATCGGCGCGATCGCGATGCGGCGGTCGACCGGGCGAGCGCCGCGACGACCCTGATCGATGCGGCGTTGTCGGTTCTGGGCAAGCAGCGCGAGAAGCTGGACGAACCAGCATAATACCGTCACACTCCGGTCGGGGAATAAACCGACCGGAGACCCAATCCCATGCGAAATCATATCCTGGCCGCGGCGATCGGCGCCGCGTGTGCGATCCTTGGTGCGGCGTCGAGCCGCGCCGACATCATCCTCGACACCAACGGCCTGGGCGGCACCGGCACCAACGTGGTGTTCAACCGCATTTTCAACACCAATACGATCCTCGGCACGCTGAACGGCCAGCACGACGAGGTGGTGCGCTTCCGCGATCTGTCCGGTAACGGCAACTTCACCGGCACGGCGGGGCAGAACGGTAACGACATCAAGATTTTCAACACCTCGGACCTCGACGTCACGGTGTTCGACCGCGACAACGTGGGTCAGCTCGGCGTCACGCGCGAGGTGTTCTCACTGATCGGGAGCGGCAGCGTGCTGTTTCATGTGACGGCGCTGGAGGCGGACGGCAGCTTCCAGAACTTCAATTTCGCGGCGACGCTGAAGAACGGCCAGAACGGGTTTGATTTCACCGCGATCAACGGCGAGCGCATTTGGGACATGGACATTGTCGGCGGCAACATCACCGACTTCGAACACTACCGGATCGACGTCAACCCGGTGGCGGTTCCCGGCCCGCTGATGGGCGCTGGTGCGCCTGGCCTGTTGGCGGCGTGTCTGGGCCTGTGGGGGCTCCACCGGCGCCGGCGGGCTTGCCTGAGCGTCTGAGGGCCATCGCACGGGCGAAGCTATCGGCGGCGAGGCGCTGGGCTGCCGGCGCCTCCTCATAGAACAGGTTGCTCTCGCTGGTCATGCGAATGCCTTCGCCTCGTTGGCGGCCTTGGCATCGCGCACCTTCTCGTAGGCGACTTTGGCTGCGATCCATTTGGCCAGGATGGCACGGCCTGCTTCCGGCACGCCGGCGCCGTAGGTTTCGGCAAAGGCTTGGGCCTCCGCGGCAGTGGAGTATTCGGAAAGGCCGGCAAACTGTACGTGCTCGTTCTCGTCGAGGAACATGGCGCCGCCAAAGTGCGAGTAGGTCGAGGCCTTGGGCTTGTTCCAGACGTTGCCACGCTTGGGGTTGGAGGTCTGCGACACGAAGCGAAAGCCGCGGTTTGCCTTGTACTCAATCCAGTAGCGGATCTGGCAGCGCAGCGTGAACCCGTAGGGGTAGTCGAGGACGTGGTAGGCAGTCTCGGGAGAGACGTGGCCGGTGAGGATACGGATGATCATTTAGGGCTCCTGTTTCTTGCCGGTGTTGACGACCCCTATATGCATCATCTGGGACATGGTGTCAAGTGCTACATGCAATATTCTTAACCTGTGGATAACTTGACGCATCGCCTCGGCCGGGGGCATGATCCGCGCATGGCCGGGATGAAGATCGTCAGCATGTTGGATCACGAGCTGGTCAAGGCGCGCCAGGTGGCGCAGCGCGATCTGGAGCAGCTCCAGCGCCAGCTGCTCGCGGTCACCACGTCGCTGGCCGACAGCATGGTGGCGCTGGCCGATCGGGTGACGGCATTGGAGCGAAACAGAGGACGGGGTGACCCGGAGGTAAGTGGCTAAGGCACCAGCTGAAATACGCTCTTTCGCGCGCGCGCATTCGCGCGAGGCAATCCAGACGCTTGCGGGCGTAGCGCGCAACAGCCGCAGCGATCCGGCGCGCGTGGCCGCGGCTGTCGCGCTGCTCGATCGTGGCTACGGCCGCGCGCCGCAAGCGCACACCGGCGAGAATGGCGAAGGCGATATAAGGGTGACTATTAGGCACATCGTCCAGGAGATTAGCGCGCAAAAGGTCATCGATCATGATTAGCTGTTATCCCCCGGTTAGCCCAAGAGGCTGCGCTATACTAGAAGAGCCTGCGTTGCAGGCTCTTCTCGCATTATATCCTCTGATCTATAAGCAGACGACAGGTTGCGTAGTGCTTAATCATCGGACGTTTAAGCATGACGTGCGTACCCTGCATGCTGGTGAGTATAGTGCCAGCATGCAGGGACAGGGTAATCCCCACCCCCATTCGATCGTAATGGTACCATCGAAGAGCGGGAGGTTGCGCGGCCAACTATCATCCGCCCGCCCTTAATCTTCGCTAAAAAGTCGCTAAATGGCGGCTTAGTTCTCATGCTTAAAGGCCTGCTAAAAATGCCGCTAAACCACCTTTATGGTCCGCTGCCCCTCACCGAGACATCGGACCCCGGCCGCCGCGCCGGAGACAACACCAAGACACTCTGCGCGGCGGCCACTTAATGCCGATCGACATTGAGCTGCCGCACAACGGCTGGCTGCCGCGGCCGCACCAGGCCGGCCTGTGGCGCTACCTGCAGGCCGGCGGAACCCGTGCCATGGCGGTGTGGCATCGCAGGGCGGGCAAAGACGAGATTTGCCTGCATCACGCCGCGGTTAGCATGATGAAGCGTAAGGGGAATTACTGGCACTGCTTACCCGAGTACTCCCAGGCCAGGAAGGCGATCTGGACCGCGGTTAACCCGCACACCGGGCGCCGCCGGATCGATGAAGCCTTCCCCGAGGCGCTGCGCGAGAACACCAACGACCACGAGATGTTCATCCGCATGTGCGGCAGCACATGGCAGCTGATCGGGAGCGACCGCTTTGACGCGACTGTTGGCTCGGGTGTTGCGGGCATTACTTACTCTGAGTGGGCATTGGCGAACCCCTCCGCCTGGGCCTATCACAAGCCGATCGTCGAGGAGAACGGCGGCTGGGCGGCGTTCATAACCACGCCGCGCGGGCGCAACCACGCCCACGACATGTACCGGCACGCGAGGAACACCAGCGGCTGGTTCTGCGAGCGCCTCACTGCGTTGGACACTGGCGCCTTGAGCACCGAGCGCCTCGACGAAGCGCTCGAAGAGTACCAGGCCTTGTATGGCCAGGATGTCGGGCAGGCGCAATTCCAGCAGGAGTACATGTGCGACTGGCATGCCGCCATCTTGGGCGCCTTCTACGCCTTCGAAATGAAAACCGTGCGCCAGGAAGAGCGCGTGACCGACCAGGCGATCGCCCTCGAAGGCGTGCCGGTGCATCGCGCCTGGGACCTCGGCGTCGGCGACGACACGAGCATCTGGTGGTCGCAGTCTGTCGGCGGGCAGCTTTTCGTCCTCGATCACTATGCAAGCTCCGGCGTCGGGCTGGAGCATTACGCCGGCGTGATCGAGGCGCGCGCGCAGCAATATGGATGGGCCGGCGGCGATGACTACGTCCCGCACGACGCCAAAATCAAGGAATGGGGGTCCGGCCGCACCCGCGTCGAGACGATGCAGCAGATGGGTCTGCGACCGCTGCTTGTG